ACCTTGGATAACAAGCTTTTTCAAAAAAACCTTGGATAACAAGCTTTTTCAAAAAAACCTTGGATAACAAGCTTTTTCAAAAAAACCTTGGATAACAAGCTTTTTCAAAAAAACCTTGGATAACAAGCTTTTTCAAAAAAACCTTGGATAACAAGCTTTTTCAAAAAAACCTTGGATAAAAACATCTAGAATTACTGTGTTTTTTGCAAACTTTTTAGGAAAATCTTTAATTTTTCCGATTAAAAAGTTTAAGAATACCATCCAGTTAATGCATAACGTGTATGACGAACATTAGGTGCAATATGACTTACAAAATGAGGAATTCCCTTTTCTGGAACCTCAAATATCATCATGCTATTAAACTTAGGAACATATGAATCTATTATATCGCGTCTATCCTCTGAAAGAAAATGTAATACTCCACCATATTGAGGCTTCCAATTGGCCGAAAAATTGATAACAAACGCTATTTTACCATTGTTTATATCCGAATGCGGTGCCAGAAAATGACCACTTTTATATCGTGAAAGAAACATTTGATTAAGATGTGTTACTTGTATTCCAGTCATTTTATAGATTAAATTTATGAAATAAGGTGACATTAAGAGATCTCTCATAGTTTTTTCGGGAAGAAAATGAACTTTCTTATCGCACATAGTTCGATAAAATACATACGCAAATTTATCTTCTCCAAAGGTTTGGCGTGCTTTAGCTGCATTATCTATATTACTCTTCTTATTTTCTCCAGTTATCTTATTTTCATATTTAGTATTATTCACACCACATACAATATTCCATGATGTTAATGGTATTTTTCTAATGGTTTTATAAAAAAGTAATGCAAAATTACCATCGAATATATCATTAATTGCCACTTTTCTTTTATTGGCAAAATCATTTCTAATAGTATCTGTGTCTAAATTTTTATTAATTAAAGAGGTATGGTCTATATCTGGTAGATTAACGGTTTTAGTCGGACGTTGTTTATGCAGATTTTGAAGAGTTTTGGGAAGTGTGAGATTGAGACGGTTATACAGGGCTCTTTTTTGTTGAAGATATTTATAATAATCAGAACTCATTATTATAAATGATTAGATAATAAAAAGAGATTTTATTCGATAGCAGATGGTGGCTTTATTTCAATATATTTATTATATACTAAATCTCCATTTCGAGGTGGTCCATATACTGGTTCGTTGCAAACTTTTACACTGGTACATTCATTATCTTTATACCACATTTTTTGATGGATTTTACCATTATGATGATAAGTTGTAATGGCAGGTGTATCACCATCATCATTTAACTTACCATTTTTGAACAAACATATTTGAGATACTTGTTGCGATGGATTGATATAATATTTAATAGTCTTAGTTATAACTCTATTGATATCATAATATCTAACGATTCTGTGAGTTTTTACATTGATAAATGATCTATTAGATGGAATAGTTCCATCTTCATTCATTAACCCGCCTAATTCTTCTTCTAGTTTATAAAACTCACTTTCAACTATATATCTATTTCCTGTAAATTCTTCACTTACAAGCAATTCGGTTTTATAAATAGAGCCATTGTTGTATTTTTCATATAAAAAACTCTTTAAGTTTGTTTTTTGGTAAATTTTGGTTTTGCAGACGTTTTTGGTGGTCCATTTTTCAAAAAAAGGGACTTACATGGTTCAAAACTTAATCTATGTCCCTGTTGAATACCATATTGTTTTATCGCTTCCATATGCTGTTTTGTTCCATACCCTTTATTTCGATCCAATCCATACTTAAGTAATTCCGGCCTCTCTTCACATAATTTCTTAATATATTCATCTCGATAAGTTTTGGCAAGGATCGATGCTGCTGCAATAGAATCATATTTGTCATCTCCACCAATAATACAATGATGTTCTACATATTCCCCACCATGTCCATATTCTATGAATTTATCTCCATCTACAAGAATAGAATCAGGACGAACTGTAAGTTGATCAAGAGATTTGTGCATTGTCAAGAGGTTTGCTTTGAGAATATTATGTTTGTCAATTTCCGTTGATTCAGCATAGGAAACATTATAATCGATTGCGTAGGCTTCTATATATTCACGAAGTCTATCTCGTTTTTTTTCAGAGAGTTTCTTTGAATCACGGAGAACAAGACCTTCTTCTTCAAGATAATCTCGGAAATTATCAGGCAAAATAACGGAAGCAACATAAACACGACCGAATAACGGACCACGACCACATTCATCAATACCAACTTCGAGTTTGTTTATATTTTTATATGCCTTCATACTACAAGCTTTTTAGAAAAAACCTTGGATAAAAAAACGAATAGAACAAGCTTTTTACAAGCTTTTTAGAAAAAACCTTGGATAAAAACCCTGCATAAATACATAAAAATTTGTGAATTTTTAATAAGCTAATATAACTTGTTAAAAATGGATTTAATAAAGATTTTTTATATTTTTATATTTTTATATTTTTATATTTTTATATTTTTATATTTTTATATTTTTATATTTTTATATTTTTATATTTTTATATTTTTATATTTTTATCCAAGGTTTTTTCTAAAAAGCTTGTAAAAAGCTTGTAAAAAGCTTGTAAAAAGCATATTTAATTACTAGCTTGAGCCTTCTTGCTAGGGAAGTACGGTCCAAGACCTCCCATGATGTCAGTAAAGATCATCTCAGAACGATCAGTACCGAAAATGGTCTGGAGATCACCCTTTACGGCGAAACGACGTCCATCCTCGGGCCACTCCTGAAGGTTCATGAGCTTAATGTAAGCATTGACGGCCTTGAGACCATCTACACGAGACATGGTGTCATCAGTGGTGTAAGTACGGGCAGTGTACTCGCCTCCAGATTGACTGGCACGCTGAGTCTCATAAGCATTCAGGAACTGAACCATGGATGGATGAAGTGGATGCTGCTGAGAAATCCCACTGTTGCTGTTGTTCGACTTTTTCTTGTCCTTAGACTTCTTCTTGAGAGCACGCTTCTCCTCAGACTGACAATGCTTCAGGAGGTAGTCCTGATAGACCTGATTGACACGGTTGAAAAGGCGCTGAGTAGCACTGTAGGCCTTTCGCATCTCGGAATAGTCGCGAGCAGTGGCATTGTCATGGAAGTTACGAGCAAATCCAAGAATGGACTCAAATGCAGTGTTCGCCTGTGTGAATGCAGAGAAAACTCCATCACGAGTGGTCTCTAATTCATAGTTGGTAGAAGCCTCACTTGAAGGAGAAGCAGCCTCTTCATGGGCCTCTTGAACAGGCTCGGGCTCGACTGGAGCCGCAGTCTTAGCCGCTCCTCCAGAACTCTTCTTACTCTTCTTACTCTTCTTAGCCTTCTTAGTTTCAACAGTACTCAGATTTTGCTCAACATTATCCATTTGCTGCTCAAGCTCCTGAACCTGAGCCTTGGAGGCTGCCTTGGTCGAGCTTTTCTTACTCTTAGACTTCTTAGTTTTAGTTTTAGTGCTGGCTGATTTAACTTGGGTTGATGGCATTTTTATAATAGATAATGTTGCTATGTCTTTAAGTTATTTTATGGTCTGAGATTTTATTCAATATTTATTAATTCATTAATTTTCCAATATTCGGACTTGTTATTAGGAAGATCTCTCTTGATTATGAAGGGTATTTTCTTCTCTTTCAGCTCTTTCTCTGCTATTTCAAGGTAACTCTTTAATCCTCGGGTATCAACTAATGGTTGTGCACGGTTAAGTAATTGTTGAACACGAAGTCCAACGATACGAGCCTTTTCATATTTAGTTAAAAACGGAAGAGAAATTCTCTTCTGTTTATCAATTTTATCTAGTACTTCTTTGTCACTAACGAAATCGAAATTATCAGTCATTTTATTTATACTATAATACAAATAGATTTTTAAATAATTTAAAAATCACTTTTTTCCCTTTTTACAAAAAAGGGAAAACCAAAAATATGGAAAAACTAGGAAAGAAGCAACTAGGGAGGAAACAACTAGAAAATGAATAACTAGCTAAGAAACAACTAGTTGAGATACTATTAACATATCTGTGTTTTTGGTTTTCCCTTTTTATAAAAAAGGGAAAAATATAAAAGAATAAATCCTAAAAGTAACAATATCATTATAAATAACTATAATGGTATGGTATTTAAGTAAAAAATTTATTTAATGTGTTTTATAAAAATAACTGGTAAATCTGCATTTTTTTTATTATATGTAAAATATATTTTGTTGAAACGTTTTGATGTGACTTTTTTGAAAAGTCACGTGTATTTCCACTCGGTATTGCATGAACAGCACACATAAACCAATTCCATAGTCTTTTTTGTTGGATAAAACACTACTTCTCTCTTGGTTTCATCTCTATTTGATTCGCAATCTTCATTTGGACATTTCTTTTTAGTTGTTCGTGGTAATGTATTATCATGAATTATATATTTGTTTGAAGCAGTATCTTTTACATCATTATTTTTTTTATAAGATATACTAAATACTACTTTATCTGTATGTTTCTTCTTAAATCCGCAACTACATCTTAAAAACAATTCATTGCTCTCTTCATAAGGGTATAATAGATTATGACATTTATCACAGAAATTCATAGTTTATATATTATATATAACATTTATTTAAATATATATCATTTCATTTTTTTTAATTTTTCTGTAAATAATTTTTTGAGCATTTTATAGTTTGGTTTTGCATTCATTTTAAAGAATTTACATACCAATTCCGTTGAATCAAGCTTTTTTAGCTTATCAAAACGTTCCATAAACATTTTATATTTCTTTTTGAATAATTCATTCATTATTGGAATAAAATACTCATATTCTTTGGTTAAATAATCATTAATTCTCATAATAGTAAATTCATAATTATGCCATCTGATAATTTCATTATATGCATTTATTTCCTTGGGAGCGGAATCTTCTAAGCCGGGTTCATTCCTTAATGGTGCATCATTCAAAATCATACTTTGAATAGTAATAAGCACTTTATCAAGCGTTAATGTAGGTACCCATCCAGGACCATTCCATGTATTAATAATTGACAAACATACCCTACCATTAGTATATAAATTTGGATTAAACCTTATTTTTCCATCAGTCGATCGAAAAAGAACCTTAGGTGGAGAAAGCGGATAGTCAGATGGCATTTGAACTTCAAAGAAATAATATCCATGTTCATATGGTGTTCCGTCAGTCCCAATAATTAGTACATATATTTTGGTAATATCTGATTCATTCACATATGTATAAATTCCTTCATTTTCCAAGTTGAGACTTTTAATAATTTTAAGATCTTTCATTATTCTTTTTACACTCATGATTATGTATTTAATGTTGTATTTTTTTTAAATATCTTTTCGAAATTGAATTATAATTTTATTATTTTTTTCTGAATATATACAAACCAAAATGAAAACCATTAAAATTTTTGGCAGATATTGGACTGTTAAAGACGTTAAAAATCATAAAGACTATCTATTTATTTTTGGTGATAACGATATCAAACGAGGTAGAGGTGGTCAAGCCATCATTCGTGATGAACCTAATGCTCTTGGAATACCTACTAAAAAGTATCCAACTCGAAAAGAAAATGCTTATTATACTGACGAAGAATTCGAAGAAAATAAAAAAAAAGTAAATTTGAGTATTCAAATAATACTCAAAGAATTTATGAATGATAAATATACAACATTAATAATCCCAAAAGATGGCTTTGGAACAGGCCTAGCAAAACTTCCTGAAAAAGCTCCAAAAACATACAATTATATTAAAAAGAAAGTAAAAGCTCTTATAAGGATTTTTAATAATAAATAAATCAAATAATGCATCTACCACATAGTTTTATCGTCTTTATTTAATAAAAAATATTATCTCGTAGATTATGTAATGATCCAGTTGGTATAACTCAATTAAATTTTTTCCTCAGAATAAAAAATATTATGATACAGACAGCTATGAATATTAATAAGGCAATATAAACCGAATAATTATTACTAACATCTAATAAATCCATATTAACAGGATTATTTAAATAAACAGTATTTAATATTGAATTATATAAATCTCTTTTAAAACCATTTGGTGGATATTTTAAACTAATTAATCTTGCATTAATTTCGGCCAAATAAAGATCGTAATTCTCATCAATTAATATGTCAAATCCTAGAAATTTATAACAATGTTTATTATTTGGACATATTATTTTGTCATATAATGGACTTACAGACATTTTTAATACATTCTTAATTTTATTCCATATTTTTGGAAATAATTCATGATTAGAATCAAATACAATGACTCTTGTTTTATTATCTTCTCCAGACAAATGACTTTTATCATTTATTTCATTGACATTATAATTAGATCCTGCTGTATAAATAAATCCCTTCTTGTATGCATATAATTTTATTTTATCACCATTTTTATTAATTAGACAATATATTCTAAAATGAAACTTTTTTCCATCCAATAACAATGGCTGATCTACGTATTCTTGTAATATCCAATTATCAAATTTATTATTCCTGTTTATCCATTCTTTTATATCATCCATATTTCTTACTATTTTTACACCATGTCTCCCATAATCATTTTGTGGTTTAATTATCCATATCTTCTTAGAACGAACTATTGAATCTAATTTATCCACATTATTTTTATTAAATAAATGCGTTTTTAATATGAACTTTGGGCGATATCCAAGTTTTTCTAATAATAAATCATAATGTCTATATTTATCACCAAATATGTTATAATCTGTAATGTGATTAATATAATCAACATTGGAAATATTTTTACATTGATCCATTGAATCAACATCACATATTGTATGATTTGTTTTTATAGTTGAATTTTTGCCAAAAAAGTCATGAATATATTTATTAAAATATCTATTATTCGATACAAAACTCATTATATTATTATCTTATATAATATTCTTATAGCAATATGTGTATTAAATGTATTAACATCAAATAATGTATCAAATTCAAATAAATTTATCATATAATATGGTTAATATAAAATTATTTTATATGAAAAAATATAAAACTGAAATCAGATTTTATAAAAATATTTACGCTTAAAAATATATAATATTAAATATATCAGATGGCAAACTCTCTAGAAACCCACAAATCTAATTTATATTCATTTTTAAAAGGCCATAAAATTAACAAAGGAGAGGAATACACTCATACTATGTGGGGTAAAAAAGCATCAGGTGCTTATTTTATTCCAGATGATGAAATGGATGCATTTCATGGATTATATGACAAATGCCTTTATGAGAATAGAAAAGCAGGTGAAATAAAAATAGATCTAAATATAATTGAAAAACATAAGGAATATTCACCTATTTTAGTTGATATTGATGAAAAATACAGTCTTGACATTGGTGAAAGACAACACACAGATGAACATATTAAAAAAATCGTACAATTATATCAAAAATATATTAGAGAAACATTTTATATTGAAGAAGAATATCAACTTAATGCCTTTGTTTTTCAAAGGTCCAAGCCATATGCTTCCCGAGGAAATCGAAAGGATGGAGTCCATATTGTCTTTCCACATGTGGTTTCATCTCCCAATCCACAGTATTATATCAGAGAATGTATTATTAAGGTTATAAACCCGATTGTTGCTGATTTGCCATTACATGAAAAAACCACAATGACCGATTTAATTGATAAATGCGTAATTCATAAAAACGGATGGTTTTTATATGGAAGTACGAAACCACACACAGATGTCTATGAAATTACTAATATCTACACTTCGGAATTGAAAGAAATTGATCCAGAGAAATATGAATATGATTGCGATTCTATTTCCAAATTCTTCAGTATCAGACGATTTGCCAGTAAAGATAGTTTGCGCATCAGAGAAGAAAAACACGCAGCTATTAAAAAAATCGCAGATAAAAGCTCCACTAAACGCAGAAGCAGGAAATTGAAAGTATTGGAAAATGTAAATGTCGATGAAATTAGACAAGTAGTTGAGTGTTTCAGTGATGAAAGAGCAAATAATGAAGTTCAATGGATGGAAGTCGGTTGGGCTCTTCATAATATTGACCCAAATGATCAGGCATTACTTGATGTATGGATTGATTTTAGTAAGAAATCCCCCAAATTTTATGACATGAAAGAAGGTAAATGTGAGAAATTATGGGATAAAATGAAAGATCATGGTTTAGGTATTGGAAGTTTGTATTACTTCGCCAAAACAGATAATTACGATAAATTCGTAGAAATTAAAAGTTTAAGTATTCAAAGCCATATTACCAGATCCATTGAAAATGTTACTAATTGGGGTATTGCAAAGGTTTTATTCGAAATGTATAAATTTCAATTTAAATGCTCCTCAGCCAAGCGAAATGTATGGTATGAGTTTAAAGATCATAGATGGATGGAAATGGATCAAGGTATTGAACTTCGATCCAAAATTTCAAATGAACTCAAGAAGGAATATTGTAAATTAATGTCTAAATGCAATAATACAGCTTCAAGTGATGATATTGATGAAGAAGATCAAGAATCAGCCAAAGATACGGGAAAAAAGCTTTTAGATATTATTAGTAAATTGGAAAACACTGCTTTCAAAGATAATATTGTTAAGGAGTGCAAAGAATTATTCCATGACAAGGATTTCATGAACAGACTCGACGAAAACCCATATTTGATTGGATTCGAAAATGGAATTTACGATTTACAAACCATGGAATTCAGAGATGGAAGACCTGATGATTACGTCACACTTTCCACTGGAATTGATTATGAACCATTCGATCCAGATCATGAATATTGTGATGAAATGATGCGATTCATCGAAACAGTTTTCCCACAGGAGAACATTCGGGAGTATTTCCTGTCATATCTATCTACTTGTCTTCAGGGTGTGAATAATGAACAGAAATTCCGCGTGTGGATTGGTTGTGGTTCCAATGGTAAATCGAAGATGGAAGAGCTTTTCAGGACATCTTTCGGTGAATACTGCATTAAGTTCTCTATTACTCTGCTTTGCGGAAAACGAGCTGCTTCGAATGCTCCCAGTCCCGAAGTTGTTCAAGGCAAGGGTAAGCGTTTCGGTTATTTCGAAGAGCCAAACGAAGGTGAAAAGATGAATGCTGGTTTGATGAAAGAATACACAGGTGAAGATCCCATTACCGCACGTGGTCTTCAAAAAGATCCTATTACTTTCATTCCTCAATGGAAACTAGCACTGCTGTGTAACGATTTCCCAGAAGTTCCGCCACATGATAAGGCTACTTGGAGACGTATTGAGGCAATTGAATTCACTAGTGAATTCTGCGAAAATCCTCAGGAACCTAATCAGTTCTTGATTGATATGCATTTAGGTGAAAAGATGAAGAATTGGCGCGAATTGTTCCTAGCTATGCTTATTGATGTGTATTACCGGAAATATAAAAAAGATGGTAAATTATTCGTTCCAGATGATATTAAGAAATACACAGAGGAGTACCATAAACAGTGTGATAGTTATCTCGAGTTCATGAGTCAGACGATTGACGAGACCAAAGATCCTCTTGATTCAGTCAATACAAACAATCTGTATGATGACTTTAAACTTTGGTATGATGATAACTTTAATAGCAGCAGACATCCGTCTAAGCGCGATTTCATGAGATATTTGGAAAAGAAATTCAGTAAGAAGAAAATGATCGGTGGAGAATTAAGAGGTTTTAGATTGAAAAAGCGATTTGGAAGTCCTGACCAAGATGAAGAGGAGGAAGATTAGATACTTAAAATTAAGACTAATATTATTACTAATAATGTTTAAAGGCCTAGGAAGGAAAATGGATAGGTTTTTTGCGAAAACCAAGAAAAATTTTTTTAAAAAAGTAATTAAAACGTCGTTTATTAAAAATAAAGTTAATCAACAATTAATACAAATAGTATCATTTATACTACGTTATTTAATAAATATTTTCCTATGTTATTATTTTGTTTTTTCTAATTCTCTTTTGAATTTTACGTTGGAAATATTATTTTCCATTTTAACTACTAGTTGTAGTGGTATATGTTTTGATATACTCTATATCTATAATGATAAATTCTATTCAATTACTCGTTATTTTCTTAATAATTACAGTGAAGAAAATCTGAATAAATGGAGAATAACAACAGTACTATCATTATGTATTATAATGTTGATTTTGTTATGTTTTATTACAATCAATAATTATAAACTCATAATAATCACATTGGAATATGTAATATGTTTTTTAATTATTGAAATGATGAAAGAAAAGAGAATATTGCAAAGTATAATTATTTTTAGATATATTTACGAAAAATATATTTATAAACCAAAAGTTATGCTTGATAATAGATATGAAATAATTGAAGATCATACAATTCGCCTGCCACAACGCGATATAACAGATGATGACTATGAAATCATTAATTAAGCTTTCGCATTAATTAAGCTTTCGCATTAAAATATATTAATGTTGCTACAGCCAATATAGTCACAATTATAAATAATATAAATAAAAACTTAATGATACTTACCTGTATCGACTCTTTTGTTTGTGTTTTAACAATATTGCTGGTAATAGTGTTAATTTGCCTATCCAAATTATCTAATTTTCCCTTTGCATCATCAATTCTCCGCCCTTCAATTATATCAAGGCTTTTTGCAGTTTTTTGTTGTTGTGTAAAAACTGATGTTAATTCAGATTCTAATGCATCTATTTTCGCTTGGTTTCTCTGTTCAATCTGTTCTTCTTTTTCCTTTTCCATTTCTTCCATAAGTACATATGCTCCATCATAATCAAGATCAGAATTACCTAATAGTCTTTGTTCATTCATGAATTTTTTCACTTTGAGTTGCAACATTTGACTATGAACATATTCGAGTTCTTCTTGAATAGTTTGGAGTTCTTTATCACTTGCACTTTGCATAATTGTATCCAGATCTGCTTGACTAGAATAAAGAGGGGGAATTTTATATAATGGATATTTACAATCTGCTGCATCGTTAGACACTATATATTGTCCTATTTCAGATGAATCAGCATTGCCAACTGCACATTTGGCTTTAAAATCAGATCCATCACCCAATGGACATGATAATGTTACTGGATCACTAAGCGTAGTTTCAGATGTAGTTGTTTCATCTTGATTAACACATCCATATTTTGTTACGACTTTATAATTTGTACAATCCTGAATATTTGCCATTGCATCTTGTTTTACTATATCAGGTATGTTATATATACAGTTTGTTGAATCCTTGTCCTTACAATATTTTTTTACTTTACTAGTAATAGGATAATATTTAGTTGAATCATTTGAACATACAATACTAACATTAATATTATTAATATCAATTGGAGTTTGAATAGGTTCTTTATAAACTAAATAATTGCAATGTTCTCCATTACACGTCTGCCTTCTGGCCCATCGCACACATGATCTTAAAGATTCATTTGTATCAGCTGAATTAGAAATATTTGCATCTTTCTCAAAATCACCATATGCAGTATCCGTCAAACATCCTTCAACATTATCTTGATAATTTATATCTGAACATTTTTGAACACCACCATCCGGTACACACATATTATTAGTTCCACAATCTGAATCATCATAACATCTTAAAATGCATTGTCCATCTACACAATCCCATTGTCCTTGAGGATATCCACTATCATCATTATTATATGCCTCACAGTCAGAATTACTTGAACATTTATCTGTATCTGTGTAATTATATTGATCACTCATTATCTATAAATTTATATAGATAATTATTTAGTTAAGAAGATTTACAAATTACGGGTATTAGTGGTATTACCTACTAATCTATCATCAGCTTTATCCATTGGTTTCTCGGATGGTATTAGTTCATAACCTCTTTTATTACTGTAATTCGGCCATTGAATACGCTCATTAAATTGTCTTTCTGACTCCGCTTTAGTATTATTTGGAACCAATAATTGATTTGGCGCAGTACCATCATCATAATAAAATCCGGGTTCGGGCCATACCAATTCTCCAGATGTACTGAATGGTATTGGTATATCTTCATCAGTGGGTGTAGTCTCAGGACAAGTGCAATTCTGATCTATCCAATCGGCCTCTGATGTACCACCTCTAATAATTTCATTATATGATTGAACTCTTTTACTTACTGAATTACTTGTGGATTCCTCCCATGAACTTAATTCAGAAGTAGTTGTATCTATTACAGCTGCTAATCCGGATTTACTGAATGTAAAATAATCTTTAACATAAAATAAGTTATTAATCCAAGAAAATATAATAAATCCCACTATACATAATAATACAAAAATAATTATAAAAACATTCTTAGAAATAATTTTACCCATCATTAATGCCAATGGTATAAATGAAAGACATAATACGATTAAAAGTCCAACAATTGATTTAATAAAAACAATTTTCTTTTCATGGGCGCTTTTAGCAATTTTTACCATTTTATTTTTAGTAGAAATTTCCAATTCAAAATCTTTGAGTTTCTGAAGAGCTTCGTTATTTTGATTAGCACTGAGTTGTAAAAGTTCATTAGCATGTTGAATTTTATTAGAATTTCTATTGATTTTAGATAATGATTGATTTATTTCAGCTGTTTTAGCTGCTAAGGGTTTATTGACTTGATTAATTGCATATTCAACCAATGTACTATTTTTATCATCCGAGTTTCTCTGAACAGAAATATCATCTGTGTTGCTACAACCATAAGGTGCATTTGGATCATTTCTATTTAAATTAGTAGAATCAGTACCACATACTTCTTCTGTGCCAGATACTGTGGGAATACTATCCGTCATACTATATTATTATATACATATTTTATTTTATTTTATTTCATTAAAAACTTGTAGATTAAAAGAATCAATAATACCGCAAGAATCATCAAGGCAATAGTAGAACATCCAGTCTTAGGTGTCATGTTTTGCATTGTCTCTATTATTGGTTTTACGAAAAAAGCAGAATCAGTAGAACCAGTTTTAGCACAGTCCACAGTGTTCCTCAAAACACATGTATTCGGAACCCCATCAATAGTTCCAAACGAAAAACCTTTAGCATCTGGCTCTTTTCTCGCAGCAATTTTACAACTGGGTAGCGAATAATCACGTATTTTATAATTTATTTCTCCATCACTAGAATTTGCACAATCTTCATATTTTTGATCACTATTAATACTGAATTTTAATGATTGTGTGTCACAAGATTCTGATGCCACTGTAGAATATGAACCTTCCATATCAAGATCACATGACTGAGCAGTTTGCGTTGGCAACTGGAAATCAGGAGCACATTTCGTTCCTGTCTCTTTACAATGATAACTTCCAGATCCTTCCTCTCCCTGAGTAGAACAATATCCACCTCCACCTGAACAATAGTATTTCGGATCACTGTCGTTTTCACATGCCGAACATAACGGTAACGCATCATCATTTGAACAATTCACAAATCCAACTTCATCTTTAGTTATACATCCATCATTACAACTTAAATCAGGTCTTTTTGGCGAATATTGTGTAATACAGTCATTCTTAGTATAACATTTATTATATTGATCTTCAATAGAATTAGTTACTGTATCAAAGCATGAACTAGCATTAGTATTTGTTTCTGATTTAGGATTTTCTTTGATACTTAAATTGGGTATAGAATATGTTCCTGCATTAGCACATGGACCATCCTCATTAGTAAGACTACCACAATAAAAAGTAACATCTTTATTTTCAGAATCACTTGCAAAAGCCTTGCATCTGGAATCAGCTGCACATGCAGTTGTTGCATTAGGAATACATGATAAATCCGCTGCACATGTATATTTGGTTGTACTCATTCCGGCTTTTCCAAGAGATGATTTAGTGCATTTTCCGTCACCATCTAATTCCTTAAACCCATAACATTCAGTATCACAATCAGTCGACATATAATAACCCTCACTAGAAGCCAAACAATCATCTGTACATTCGCAATTAGCCGTGTTTCTTGGTGTATCAGTAGTTGTTGTTGTATCAGTGGTTTTTTCATATATCTCTCCACTAGTACCCGCATAACTCGATGTATCACAACTACTGTACAATTGACATCCACCATTAAGATTTAAGAAAGCATGGGTGCATTTAGGATCATCTAAACAATATTGCTTACATGTTTCTGCATCGCATACTGGATTTCCCAAGCTATTTACGCAATTTTGACAACCACATACCCTTGAATATAAGTTATCAGTATTGCATCTACGTGTAGATCCTACTTTAAGAGATGATACTTGAGATGATAAATTAACCGTTCTTTGTCCTGTATATGTTCCAATATGACCTGTAAATCCGGCATTTCCATATAAATAAACTTTGAATCCACTAGGAATATATATTGATGATGGATCAGTCATTCCCATATTTCCAGAATCATATTTTCCAGGAGTGAGAGTAACTGTATTACCATCTGAACTATTCAAAGTAATTCCTTCTTCTGTGTTGAATTTATTATTGGTTTTCATATATGGTGCAGATTCAGATGTACTAGTTGAAGTATTTTCACAATTGTACATAGTGTAACACTGCTGATTGGTTTTCCCATTTCCCGAATTCAAACATGTCAAATCAGTTGATGTACCACCACCACCAGTAACCCATGATAATCCATCAATACTTGTTGATCCACCACGTTTGCATACACCATCCGTAGTAGTTTTAGATTTACATGCTACTCGGAGGTTATCATTATTGCTATTATATGAAAAACCCATACAACGAGAATCGGAACAACAATGTTTTGATGCGGTTGCTTTGCAAGTCTGAGGATCGGTACATTTATATCTGATCCATGGTGGTGTTTTTAAACTTCCATCACTATCTTTGTATCTGCAATGGCCTTTATCAGCGACAGTTGTCATACCATAGCATTTAGGATCACATGATCCATCAGGTTTTTCTTCACATGATGGTTCGGTAATGAGATCTTCAGCAAGTGTTCCAACGGATGGTAAACTTTGATTAGTTGTATTTCCAGTAAAATTAGATAATAACGATGCTAATGTAAATGGCATAACTTATAATACTTTAATAGAAAAAAGTAGTGTATAATACTTTTTTTTATCGAATTAATGTTAAAAAATTTAAACTTGACTGCAATTCATATCACTATCACATATATATCTCGCATCTTCCCTGAACCCTGGATAGTAATTACACGGAATCGTTGTCTTTGTGTATGAAGTTTTACTTGGTAATGCTCCGTTTTTATCCTCCCCTCCAATAAATGAACAATCATAGTAAGTAGCATAATTCTTTGAAATAGGAGTTATTTGTCTTTGCGGACGATTTTGTTCCAATTCTGCAACAGTTTTTCTATAAACAGGTAAATCATTTGGAGTTTTATAAGGTTGTTTATCATATCCAAAGCCAGTTACATAGTTTCCATTTATTCTATATGTTTTATTTTCATCATCGATTGTATATGTATTGTTCGGTAAATCACCTTTTAACCATACATTTCTATTACTGTCAGTTTGAAGGAATCTAACTTCACCAGTTATACTATCGGATGATTTAGTATCAGTAGATGTAGATTCCTGTGTTTCCATTACACAATCCGTAGGACATGTATAATTGTCAGTTGAATTAGATTCCAAATTATTAATAAAGTCTTGTGCAGTTTCCTGTGAAATACTTCTTAAATCCACATCAGTTCTATAAAAATGTGTAAAATACGTCCTAAATACGAAAATAAGAGCAATTACAACTGCCATACCAATAAATAATGGTAATTGTACGGATCCAATTAAATAAAGAAACAATAAAACGGTAAGTATGACTAGATACCATATAACATTTGTAAGTATGATTGTTTTTTTATCTTTTTGATCAGTCATTTGGTCATTAAAATTAATCATTCTAGTTTTTGTTGTTATTTCATTATTTAAGTTATTCATTCTATCCAATTGTTTATTAAACTGACTATCATATTTTAATAATAATTGTTTTGAAACAGGAGGTATTGATGCCATATGTAATAATATAAGATAAAATTATTTAATTAAATTATTGCTTATAAAAAGGGAATTTTCATAATTACAAATAAGGTATATCAATATAATACATGTAATAATCATGAGTACTACGATAAATATAAAACTATTTTCAGTAATTATATTTTGTTTGAACAATACATGAGGTATTAAATATATTAAAATTGCTATAACAACAGAAATAGATGTACATGCAATAGTATATCTATTGAAATTAATATAAACGTGTCTGGTAGTCGGCGCTGGAGGTCCAATTTCATGAGCATCTTCAGTTGATGTTTCCATTAATGCTTCCTCTTGTTGACTTTTAAAAGTAGTCATTTATATTAAAAGATTAGTTATTTTTTAGAAAAGTATCCATAAATAAATATCATTACTATTACAAACGTGAAAATTAATGCAATCAAAGTAAATAAAATTTTTTGTTTATAAATATTATTCTCCTCTGCAATTTGAAGCATACGAGCTCTTGTTTCTATAATGGCTCTTTTCTGATCAATTGCATTATTTTGAATATTATTTCTCTTTCTTTTATGAATTAATTGTTCATTAATATCTGATATTAATGAATTTTGAGCTGATATGGCACTACTAATCGAATCACTCATACTATATATTAATACTTGACATTTTTTTTATTTATTTATTTTGTAGTTTTGTATAATACCACTATGACAATTAACAATACAAATATCAGTGAAACAACTGAATAAAGTGTTTTATTTTTATAAATAAGTGTTTCAGTTTCTATTTGCATCATTCTGGCTTTAGTATTAGCTATATCTTGTTTAGCCTTAATAAGATCATTAAATTTATGATTTCGCAATTCATTCTCTTTAGTTAAATCAGTAAGATTATCAAGTGCATCATTTTGATTATTAATGATAGTATTCATAGCACTGGTATTATCAGTATTGAGATTACGAATTTCATCGAATTGTTCAATGAAATTTGCAGAATCCACTTTGACACCACCTGTTACAGTTGCGGCGTCCATTGTCGCTAATCCGATTATTTTGTCGTTATTCACTGGCATACATAAATTATTATCAGAAAAATAATTGTAGCCCCCACATTCAGATGAACCACTACAATAATCAGCACAATCTTGAGCACCTGAAAATTCAGATTGAACATTGAGACAATCTAACTTTTCTTGACCTGTCAAGGAATCACATTGATTAGTATCAGTAACAACAACTAATTGATCTTTAGTATAATAACCATCTTCACATGTTGTTCCATCAGCGGAACATAAAAGCATAGTGGTACTTGTGGAATCTCCTGATTTTTCCATACCAACTTCATCGCCAACCAAAGTTTTAAATGTATCACTGGATTGATAAGTCCCTTTACACTCGGAATCACCACTACAATATTTGTTTGTACCATATTCAGTGTAATACTGTTTAGTAGTATCATCTGTTAAGGCTACATCCATACCAAATGTGCCATCAACATTATAACCAGTGAATTTTGCGTATTTCTGTGGTGTGTTCATTCCAGAACCGTCGGTTGTATATGGAACATTGCTCAATTGAAGACCTCTAACATTGTTTTTCTTAAATATTCTCATTTCCTCTACAGTAGATTCAACGTTAGTATTGGTATTATCTATCATATAGTATATTATAAGATATTATTTACTTTATGTTTATTTCTTGAATAACCGGATTATGATCTGAAATAGCATTGGAACCCAAATCAATCACTTTATTTGATAAACTACTTGATAATACAGAATCTTTCCTCCATAATATCATATCTATAACTTTACCAGTCTTATATCCTGTTTTGGTGTCTGGTTTTTTGTATTTATATTTTTTGAATAAAGTTTTATGAATATTATCAAGGGCTATATTAACACTATCTTTTTCATATAATCTTCCTTCTGCAATTTCTTTATATGTACGATTGAAATCACCCATTATAATTGCGTTTTTATCCTTGCAATAATCCAAAACTTTATCCAGTATATTTTTAGCTGTTTCAGCAGCTGTTTTTTCTCCATCTGTCCCACTATCTTTAATTGGCAAATGAAAACCTATAATAATTATTTCTTTATTATTAACCGTAACTTTAACATTGACTGGTTGTGATTTATCGATTTTATAAGTTCCATTTGAAAAAGTTGTTTCATCCTTTTTTGATTCAATGGTTTTTTTAACTGCAACTACGTTTTGTAGCTTACCGCTTCTCCCAAATTTTTGGATATAAACATTATATTTATTTAATTTATCAATAAGTTCTGCTTTTGTTTTATATGAAGTAGGATATTTTTGAGAAGTATCCAAAAAAGCAACTTCTTGCATTGATATAATATCTGGATCTTCTTTTTTAATTAATTTCATTTGTTCATTAAATGATCTATGAGATGTTGAATTACTCTTATTCCATCCATGTGATCTAAAATTAAATACATTCCATGTCATTAACTTTAATTCACCCTTTACAATTTTAATTACTTTTTCTAATTTTTTCATTACAGAATTTCCCAAATCAGTTTTATTTTCGACATTTGGAACTTTTTTAGTCTTATCATATGTATTAAAAAAATCTGTTTCAGTCATTAAGCCACCAGAGCTATCATAATATTTACCATTAATTTTAATTCCATATAAACTATAATCGACTCCTCCATACTGTTTATAAAAACTTCTTTGAAACATTATATAATATCTATTAGATTTAATATTTCACATTTATGAACATTATCTTGCTCTATTTTCTCATCCAATGAAAAATTGAGACTATTTGCGAAATTCGGACCAAACTCGTCCTTATTGGGCATATAACTGTTCATTATGATATAACAATCTCCTCTAGAACCATCATCCTTAATAAAACCCAATCCTGCAATTTTCAAGACGGAATGTTCTTGTTCTAATTGTTCATCGGATAATTCCACTTTAAATTTAGTTTTGTTAGGCAATGTGAATTCTAAAATATTTCGAAGATAATGTGAAGTGGCATCAAATCTTTCATGAATTATAATATCATCATTATTTCTGGTATATTTTTTTGATTTAAAATTAGTATGAATCACTATATCACCTGCTTCTTTATAGCCATTAAGTTCATTTCCCTGATTTTTTATTCGAATTGTCTTGGAAGATACACCTATTTCAAAATCATATTTCTCCTTTTTACATACTCCTAAATCCTGATCTCCATGCTTTCTTATTCTTTCTATTTTAATCTTTTTCTTAGTATTATTGTAAATATCTTTTATATTAAGTAATATTGAATAAATAAGATCTTTAGGCTTTTGTTTAAGGGGAATATTTTCTACTGGTGCGGCTACATTTTCTGAAGGCATGAAACTACCGATATTAAAGCGAATTCCTCCAAATGGAATAGAAGTTGCCTTAGAATTTTTTAAATCATTTAATATATCGGACAAGTTTGATCCTCCGGATTGTACATTCATGAAATTTTTGACATGCATTTTGAATATATTATTAAACATTTCAAACGGATTTCCTTCACTTGCCATATTGTCGGTTGAGCCGGTCAAATCATAAACTCTTCTTTTATTTGGATCACTTAAACAACTATAAGCCTCTGCAACTAATTTAAATTGCTTTTCAGCTTCTTCTTTGTTATTTCTATTTTTGTCAGGGTGATATTTAAATGCTAATTTTTTATAGGCTTTTTTGATAATATTTATATCTGAATTTTTATCAATATTTAATATTTTATAATAATCTTTCATATAAAATATTATTTTAGAAAAAATATCGTATCATTACGAATTACATTTAATTAACTTTATATTTAATAAACATTTCTCTAATTGAAAAATTTCTTTATTACATTCATTGAATTCATTATCATTCTTATAAAAGAAATCAATTACCTTGATTTTGACGTCATTACTTACATTTTCATGTTGAATCACCAATTTAAGAATTTTATAAAAAATATTTTTCATATCATAATTAGATGTATATAATGCATATAATATATTTCTTGTTTTAATTATATTGTTCAAAGTATTGTTTTTATTCGAAATAATATTATTTACAATTACATTAATATTTTTGTTAATTGATTCAAATAAATTAATATTCAAAAATTTAGTCATTTCACAATAATTAAATATGAAATCCAAGTTTAAATTAGAATATTCATAATTATTTGCTCTAATAATTTTGTTAAATGTTGTTTTGGATATTGATTTGGACAGATATTCATATACTTCATCTTGTTGTAAATTAGGTATTCTAATGACACTACACATACTTTCTAGTTTATTTGGAATAGTTTCTTTCGTTATTATAATAAATTTTACTGATTGATGATATTTTTCCATATAGCAATAAACGTAATCAATATATTTGAAATTATTAAAATTATTAAGAATGATTATTTTGGGGATATTTAATATTATATTTCGTGTTTCTACAAATTTATTGAGAAAATATTTGAATATATTCTTTTCTTGATTCACAAATATAGCTAAATCTATTTCAATATGATAATTGGAATTTAAATAATGTAGATGAAAATAATTATCTTTAACATGAACATTAGTCTTTTTTAACTTAAATACAGCCATATCTTTAAACATTTCATAAAGAAAAGCATAAACTCGTGTTCTACGACCTGTTCCATCTGAACCAGTAATAACAATGTTATTTATATTATCTATATTTATTTTAGCAAGGTTTTTCAATTGATTATTAATATTTTTATGAAAATCTAAATTATCTAATTGTTTATGATCTGTGAACAAATTCATATATGATATTATACTATTATATGTTTTTTAAGGTTGTTTAAAAGTTTTGTCATATATTTTTCAGTTTTTAAATTATTTATATATTTCTGATTATCAACCATTTCATCCATTTCAGATTGATTTGTAAATTGATTTACTTTACGATAATACTTATCTAGAATTTTTGCCAATTCATGTTTTATATGCTCTCCACCATTGTCCTCTATCCATTTACCATTATAATGATATTGATAATTTTTTCTTCCATCAACATTTTTTATAGGATAATGTTCAGGTTCTTTATTTTTTAACATTAATTCTTTAATAAATTTTATATCACCAATAATGTTTCGAGCATTTAATAATTTTTTAATTAATTTTTTATCAACAGGATGAAGATCTTCACCAAAAGTTGCTATTTTAGGCTGAGGTTTGCTTCCTTCACATGAAATATTGTCCAATTTTCGAGTAATTTCTTCTAAAGTCTTTTCAATGCTCGTTAATCTATTCTTAATTTCTTCCATTTTATCTAATTATACCATATTTTTTTTAAGTGAATCTGTGAACTAAAAAAAATATAAATTATGTATAACAATTTATGGAGAAATTGTTTGTCAAGCTAAAAGAAAAAATAGAAATATTACAGAATAATTCTGATAAACTTATAGCTTCTAAAGATAAATTATCGGAAACTATAAAGATACATGAAGTGGATATATCAAATATTTTAGCAAATTTTGATATATTGAACAATGATATAGAATGTATTATAAATTTTATTGACAATATGAATATTAATATTGAAAATGGGATATTAACGGATTGTTCTGATAAAACCCGTGAATTAATAGAAAATAGAAAACATGTTAAGAAAGTATTAGAACCATTTTTACCTTATTTATTATTAATGAACATGTTGGCTTAAAAAAATAACTCATAAATAAATTATATAAAATGAGTTTAGAAACAGAGAAAAAACAGAATACTGATGAGTACATCACGCATTATAAAGATTATGATATTAGTGAAGAAATACAATTATATAGTAGTTTCGACAGTATGGGATTAGATGAGAATGTCTTAAGGGGTATTTATAGTTATGGTTTTGAAGAGCCTTCTGCTATTCAACGGCTTGCAATTATGCCAGTAATCGCAGGAAGAGATATTATTGCACAATCTCAATCTGGCACAGGAAAAACCGCAACTTTTATGATATCAATTTTAAATAAAATCAATGTAAGTCAGAAATGTACACAAGCTATTGTCATTGCTCCCACAAGGGAATTAGCTGATCAGATTTTCAAAGTATTCAAAGTTCTTTCTGAATACACAGAAATCACTGGAGACTTATGTATTGGAGGAGCAATGAAGAATAAATACAGTTATTATGAAGTGATTGATCATCATGTTATTGTAGGAACACCAGGAAGACTAAGTGATCTTATCAGCAAAGATATTATCAAGACTAACAACCTGAAAATGGCTGTTGTTGATGAGGCGGATGAGGTATTATCGACATCTTTCCAAAAGCAAATTGTCAAAATTTTCCAGAAATTCAAACCCGAAATGGGAGTTCAGGTATGTTTATTCAGTGCCACAATTCCGAATGAAATGTTCATTCTTACGGACAAGATTTTAAAAGATCCAATTAAGATTCTAGTAAAGGATGAAGAACTAAGTCTCGATGGTATTAAGCAATATTATGTGTTCTTGGGAGATGATGATAATCTCAAATTTGATACTTTATGTGATTTATATCAACGCATTTCCATTGGTCAAGCAATGGTTTATTGCAATAAGAGAAATAGAGTGGAAGATTTAACGAATTACCTCAAAAAGGAAAATTATTCCGTATCAATGATTCATGGTGAAATGCAACAGAAAGAACGTCAATCGGTAATGAAACAATTCCGAGAGGGTGAATTCAGGATCTTGGTAAGCACAGATATTACTGCACGAGGAATTGATGTCCAGCAGGTATCTTTAGTTATAAATTATGATGTGCCCAAGGATTCTAGTACATATATTCATCGTATTGGTAGGAGTGGTCGTTATGGACGTAAGGGTGTGGCCATTAATTTTGCGCTGAACAGTGATCAGAGTAAAATCAAGAATATTGAGAATGCTTATAAGATTAAAATCGAGCCTTTACCGAAGGATGTTGAAAACGTTATTGAACAAATTTAAGACTAGATTTCAGATCTTTTTATTATAAAATTATTTTAATACAGAAAGTATTCAAATAATTAATAAAAATATATTATAATATTATAGATATGGAAGCAATTGTTGCTGGTGCAGTATTAGGTGTTGGTTATTTACTTTCATCTAATAAGGAAAAAGATATTGTCAATGAAAAATCCATAAAATTAAATCCTGAACAAAAACCCAATGGAACTAATATTTTTGATTCCAAAAGAAGTTATAATATTTGGCAAGATGAACAGAAAAATGCTCAGAAACTTTTTAAGAAAACCGAAGATCCTGTCAATACTAATGTATTGATTGCTGGACCTCCCTTCGTTAAGAAAAAGGTTGATTATGCTGAAACTAAATTACCTATTGAATTTAACGAATATACTAATTTTAAAAATGCTTATTTGAATTATAATGATGAACAACAACAGATATCCCCTGGAAATGACACCACCATTAACAATGCCAATGTCCCTAATGCCGGTGGATGGGCTCAAATTACTACTGATGCAAGTGCAATTAATCCAGATAGATTAGAAGGTTTTACTTCGAATAATGATGAAAACCCTCATAATAACATGCAACCCTTTTTTGGTGGTCATGTCAGACAAAATGTAGATGAATTCGCTACTAGGGGAATAATGGAGAATTTCACGGGTGTTTCTGATACATATCAGAAAAAAAAGGAAACTGGTTTATTCTTTAAACCCGTGAAAAACTTAACTAATCCGTATGGCATGCAGAGTTTCGATTCTAATCTTTACGATAGATTCAAAACTTCCCGTATTAGAAATAATGAGGCTCCGATTGACCAAATTAGAGTTGGTCCAGGGTTAAATCAAGGTTATACTGCGGCTGGTAGTGGTGGTTATCAGCAAGCAAATACCCGAGACTATGTTTTACCCAAGACCACTAATGAAATTCGTGTTAAGTCTAATCCTAAGGTAAGTTATAAATCTAGAGTTATTTCAGGCAGTCATATTTCACAACCAGGTAAGATTGGTACCGTCCAGAAGAATCTTCCTGATACATTTTATATTCAAGAACCCGACAGATATTTCACTACTACTGGTCAAACTATTGCTCAAACCGAATATCCTGAATATTTGGTTAAACATACTAATAGAAAGACAACTGAGCTTAAGAAAAGAATTGGTCCTGCTGCACCTGTTAATGGCACAACTGAGACAATTAGATCCAAAGTCAAGAGATCATCCAAAACTACTTTCCAACCAGACGGTTTTAGAAATGCTACTATTGAAGGACAATGGGGTTTGCAAAATAGTTATGATGAAAATAGATCTGGAAGTAGCGGCACAACCAGTTCAGTTCCGAATGATTATGGTAAAAAGACCATTAAACTTAAACCAAACATGAGAATGACAACACAATGTAGGACGAACCAACTCAATCTTAAGCCAATCCAAGGAAATGGTGAATATAGAAATAACCAAGAACCCAGAGCCACCAGAAAAACCAATGTTGTGGGTAATCCTAGATGGGCTTCTAATGTCCAGGCTCCTCATAACAGACATAAAGTTTATGATCCTAATGATACTGCCAGAACTACTGGTAAGGAAACATTGATCCATAATGAGCGTGATGGTAACTTAACTGGTCCTACCAGACAGTATGTCTATGATCCAAATGATGTTGCTCGTACGACTGGTAAGGAAACCTTGATCCATAATGAGCGTGATGGTAACTTGACGGGTCCTACTAGACAGATTGTATATGATCCTAATGATGTTGCTCGTACGACTGGTAAGGAAACCTTGATCCATAATGAACGTGATGGTAACTTGACGGGTCCTATTAGACAGATTGTATATGATCCTAATGATGTTGCTAGAACCACTGTTCGTGAGACCACAGAGGATAATAAATCCATTGGTTTCGTTAATGCTAATGGCAATTCTAAGACTAAATCTAGTTTGTTAGATAAGGCTAAAACCACTATCAAACAATTATTCATGATTAAAGATAGTATGGGTAATGTTCAGAAACAGGATGGTAATGGTGCTTATTTGAATAAAAGAGAAACCCTTGATGCAGATACCACTAATAGACAAACATATAATAATACAAATTACACAGGAGGAATGAATAATGAAAGTGCAACCGGTTACCAAGTGGCAAACATGAAACCTCGTATGACTAAGAAGGCTGTGTATTCAGATAATGAATATGTGGGAAATGCAGGGGGTCAAGGAAAAGCAATGAGCTATGCGGATGTGTATAATGCAACAATAAAGACCGTTAGAGATGAGATGAACGCACAAAACAGAGTTCCTGGTGCTCAGGGAGATAAGAATTCATTAGGATCAGCTGCAATTAATATGACTAGCTCTTCAAAAGCTAATAATATTGATCTTCAAAAAAGAGGTGTCCAACCAGACAGAGTTTATAATTCACTTCCTCAAAACATTATGTGTTCAGAAACTAAACCGAAAAATACATTGCCTAATGATCCACTGGCTGGACGTCTTGATCCCAGAATGGTTGATCAATTCAAAAAGAACCCATATACTCAAAGTCTAAAAAGTTATGCTTTCCCTTAAAAGAAATTTAATATTAAATCATTGAAATCTATTTTTCTAACCGATTTCGCCTTTTTAATGCGTAAATTGGTTATTTCACTAGCTTTATTATATATCAACTCTATATCATAAAGTAATCTTACCATACGACATAAATTAATTGTATCTTTCGTCCAATTCTTTCCCATTGTTTTCCTGATAATTTCACTAAATTCATCAAGAGTTATTTCATTTTTAGTATAGAGTTTTTCCATAAGTTTATAAAATTTCTTTTTGGTAGGTTCATGTCTATTGCATTTCAAACAAAATGCACACATCCAACTATTAGCATTTATTTCAGGTATATCTGGTTTTAATAAATCGATATGTTTTGTTTTACTATGTATCCATGTTGTTCCATTCATTATAATAAACCAATCTCCATTCTTGTGTTTTTCATATAATTCATCATTAATTGTATGTAATAGATCATTTGCATATGTCGGAGCATTTCTAATTGGTATTCCTAGGACTTTCCTAAGTAACTTTAAATATTGTTTAGAAACTTTAGCACACCACCCATCTCTCATTACATCTTGTACCATTTTAATCCAATGTTTATTTTTATAGACATAATCCTTCGTCTGATGAACACGACTATTTTCTGCAACAAGTGATATGAATCTCACTAAATCTGTAAGATATCTATCATCGAACTGATCAAAAATACGGAATTCAATACCTTTACCAACTTCCATTGGTGCAGGAGCACCATGTCCATTATTTACTTGTCCGACTGTTCGAAAATTAGAAGAAAGTGTAGTCTTGGCGCCTTCTTTGAGGGCTAATGGATTGGGTAGATAGCATGGATCGAGTCTTTCTACATCAAATAGATCTAGACCTTTTCTCCAGTGTGGTTTGGTAGTTGCATATCTTCCAATGCCTTTACTAAAACGCCGTACATCAGAACCTGCAAGATTGCCCCAACCTATAATAAGAACTCTGAATGAACCCTTTACTCTATCTTCTGCACTTCCAGGGGAGTCTTGATCGCATGAAAAAAAAGTAGATAGCAGAAGTGGTTCAAGCCATTGAAGTTGATTAGCGAAGTTTTGATGTTGTTTAACGAATTTATTTCGCGTAATTTTATCTGGATCATGTGGAAGAGTAACGGTTACATGATAAGATCCGGTGTATTCTTGTTGTGTTTTATCATTTTTTCCAGATTTGGCAAATGTATAAGTTGTTGAATCACAATTCTTAGGAAATTTCATAGTAGAAAGCATTCCAAAAGGATATTGAACTAAAGGACCATATTTCTTTACTTGTTTTTTTACTTGAGGATCTTTCATAAGAATATTGATATAATTTCTTTTGTTTTCTGTGATTTCTCGACACATATTGTCAATAGTTCTATCTCGTTTTATAGAAATAATGGGATAATCCGTAATGAACTCCGGCATTTCATAAGGAGCGCGAAGAATAACATCTTGTCCTGAGCAACGACGACCAGTGTATTCATATGGAACTTCTACAAATTCATCATATTCTTCATTTGAAAGCTTGATTTTACCTTTATTATAAAGTCTTTTTACATTGTCACGTGCTGATTCAGAATTAAACAAGACAAAATCTTTTATAACTTTTTCGTGAATCGGTTTATGGAAAACATGCATTTCATGTTCCAAACCAAGACCCCATGTATATTGAAGCAAATGATCTATTTTTTTATTAATATTCCTATTACTCATTTATATACTTTTTACATAGAAAAATTTATGGATACTATTTAAGATAATCGAGTATTCTAAAAGGATTTCCTCTTAATAATGATATTGTATCTATAATAAGTCCTGTTTCCATGCAACCGAATGTTATTGATGCATCTGGCCAAGCTATTTCATTATCATAACCAAGTACAAGACATTCTTTGATAATATTATATAAATACCAATTAACCAATAAATATTTGTTTTCTGGTTGATCTGTTCGATAAAAGAAATATTTATCGTTTTTCAAGTTGGGACTGGCTTTCTCTATTTTGTTCATTATATCAAGTAATTCGTATACAGGTTCCATTAAACTTTTTTTGGAAAAAAAGTTTGCAAAAAACACGAATAGAGCAAAAGTTTGCAAGAAATACGAATAGAGCAAAAGTTTGCAAAAAACACGAATAGAGCAAAAGTTTGCAGGAAACACGAATAAAGCAAAAGATTAAGTTCTAATAAATGTAATATTCATATTTTCATTTGCAAATATTTTATAGCCATTTTTTTTTAATCTTTCTATTATTTTCTTTGTATTATTATTTTTATCTTTACCTTTAATAAACAAATCAAATTCAATACAAAGATATTTTGGAAAGATTTTGTCATCCAATATATTATTAAGAACTTTATATTCTGCGCCTTCAATATCAATTTTTAATAAATCTATTTTGTCGTGATCACATTCTTCCATTATATTTTTGATTGTATTAACTTTAACAATATCATAATTATTACTAGACATACCATTAATAAATGAATGTGATACGAATTTCTTATTTTTCGGTTTATAAAATTTCAAACTTGTTTTTTCATTCCACAATCCAATATTATTATATTTTATTTTATTAAAATTAGGTTTTAAATTTTTAATATTTTGTTCATAATCTTTTTGTATATCTCCTGAGAATTTGAATTGTCCAGTTTTATAATATTCATTTACCTCAGAAAAATGCTTTACTGCTCGTGCAGTTGGATCAATTAAAACTATATTGGAATTATACTTATTTGATAAAATTAAATCAAATGATATATCTTCTCCAACACCTCCACTATAAATAATACTATTCTCATCTAATGTATTATTTTTAGGAATTATCCATCCACCATATCGAGTACCTAATCTTAACATTAAATATCATTTAGATTTTCATATACACATTTGTCCGAAACTTTGAATGGTGCAGGACACATCTCAAAAGTTCTATTTCGACAATCACATCTACCAGTTCCGTCTTTTGGAATATAGTTATTAGTACATTGTTGATAACTCCCATTATATCTTGGACATTCTTGATATTGACTCCAAAAACATTTTTCGGTTCCCAGTGTAGGAACTTGACATTTCTGGAGAATATTGGATGTTGTAGGAAGCAAAATAAACGTGGAAATATGGGAGAAAACAATATAAACTATTATAATTATTAGCAAAAACACTAGCCAGATCTTCATATAAATTTATAAAAGATAAAAAAATTGATTTAAAGATTTTCTCAGATAATATATACAAAAAATGTCAGACAAAAATATGCATGTTATTAAAAGAGGTGGTCGTAAAGAACCCGTATCATTTGATAAAGTAACAAAGCGCCTTAAAAATTTAAGTGATGATCTAGATGTTGATTTGATTCCAGTTGCACAAAAGGTAATTGCTCGAATCTATAATGATGTAAAAACTTCAGAATTAGACGAGCTAGCCGCACAGATTTGCATACATCTCGAATCAACAAGTTTGGATTATGGAAAACTGGCATCAAGGATCATTATTTCTAATAATCATAAGAATACAAGTCCGTCATTTAGCGAAACCATTTATAATTTATTTAACTGTGGATTGATTAACGAAAATTTGTATAAAAACGTAATGGATAACAAAGATAAACTAAACTCAACAATTAAATATGAAAGAGATTATGATTTTGATTATTTTGGATTTAAAACTTTGGAAAAATCATATTTACTAAAATGTAAAGGTGTAATTATTGAGAGACCACAACATCTTCTTATGCGAGTATCTATGGGTATTCATGGAGCAGATGTTAAATCCGCCATTAAATCCTATGAAGGTATGTCTCAAAAATATTTTATTCATGCTACTCCCACTCTTTATAACAGTGGGACCCATAATAGTCAGATGGCTTCATGCTTTTTACTAGGGACTCATGATAGTATTCAAGGGATTTATAAAACTATTGGTGATTGTGCTCAAATTTCCAAGGGAGCTGGAGGAATTGGTATTCATATCAGTAATATTAGGAGTAAAGGGGCATTTATCAGGGGTACTGGTGGATACAGTAATGGTATTATTCCAATGTGCCGTGTTTATAACGAAACTGCTAAACATGTAAATCAGGGAGGACGTCGTCCGGGTGCATTTGCTTTGTATCTTGAGCCTCATCATCCGGAGATCATGGACTTCTTGGATCTCCGTAAGAATCATGGTGTTGAGGATATGAGAGCTCGTGATTTATTTTTGGCACTTTGGATTAGTGATTTGTTTATGCAAAGAGTTAAAGCAGGACAGGAATGGTCATTTTTTAACGAGAATGATTGTCCGGGTCTTCAGGATGCATATGGTGAGGATTATAAAGTATTGTATGAGAAATATGAAGCTGAAGGAAAGGCTGTTGGGAAAATGGATTCTCAAAAAATCTGGACGGCCATTTGTACCGCTCAAATTGAGACCGGAACTCCTTATGTACTTTTTAAAAATGCATGTAACAATAAATCTAACCAAAAAAATATTGGGACAATTAAATCATCAAATTTATGCGTTAGTGGTGATACTAAAGTTTTAACTGATAAGGGATATTATAATATTAAAGATTTGGAAAATCATAATGTTAATGTTTGGAATGGAAACGAATTTAGTTCGACAACTATTCGTAAAACTGGTAAAGATAAAGGATTAGTCAAAGTTGTGTTTTCTAATGGTAATGAATTAAAATGCACGCCTTACCATAAATTTTATATTATTGATGAAAAAGGACATAAATATACGAAAAAACAAGTAAAAGTAGAGGCTCAGCAACTGAAGAAAGGTTCAAAAATAATAAAGTATAATCTACCAACTATTGAGGAAGGACAATCAGATTTTAAATATCCATATACACATGGGTTTTTCTGTGCAGACGGAACATATGCAAAACGCAAAGGCGGTATTCACCAATGTACTTTTAAACACTTAGAAAATTCATCATATTGTAAACGACACGGATATTTTGAAAAATATGATTTGAAATATGATATTGAAATGGATGAAAATAAATGCCAAGGTATTGTTGGGTTAAAAATCCCACTAATATATTTACACGATGATAAAAAAAAATTAGTTGATCATATTGAAAAACGAGATGATTTTGAACCATTTGAAAATACAGGACATACGGTTATTTGGCTTCCATATGATATTGCTGCTAAATTTGTTGTACCTGTTAATTACGATTTGAAAACAAAACTTAGGTGGCTTGAAGGATATTTTGATGGCGATGGTTGTGTTGTTAAAAATGGTAAATCATACGGATTACAAGTAACATCTATTCATAAGGAATTTTTAATCAGTATTCAATATCTTCTCCAAACATTAGGCATTAATCCAAATATCAATAATATGAGAATGGCCGAAATTCGTAAATTACCTGATCAAAAAGGGGGATATAAAAATTACAAATGTAAAACATTATATAGGCTTTGTATAAGTACGTATGATTTAAACAAATTAGTTGAACTTGGATTTCAACCAAAAAGATTAAAAATTCAATATCATAAAGCAAACCGCAATGCATCAAGATATATTACAGTTAAGGACATTGTCAAATTAGAAAAAAAAGAAGATACATACTGTTTTAAAGAAGATAAAAAAGGAATGGGAATATTCAATGGTATTTTAACAGGACAATGCGCGGAAATTTTAGAATACTCTGATCATAAAGAATATGCTGTCTGTAATTTGGCTTCGGTTGGACTGCCTCAATATATAAATAAAAAAGGTGAATTTAATCATGAGAAACTAGTTGAAATGATGGAAATTATTGTTCGCAATATTGATCAAATTATTGATGTAAATTATTATCCTGTACCAGAAACTAAGTTATCAAATATGCGTCATAGACCGATGGGTATTGGTGTGCAAGGTTTAGCAAATGTATATGCCTTAATGCGTCTTCCGTTTGATAGTCCTAGGGCAAGAGAAGTCAATAGGGAAATCTTCGAAACAATGTATTATGGTGCCATGAGGGCAAGTCATATGTTGGCTGTCGAAAAGGGTAAATACAGTACATTTGAAGGGAGTCCATTAAGTAAGGGTCAATTTCAGTTTGATCTATGGGGTGTCAAGCCAAGTGATAGATATGATTGGGATGGTTTGAGGAAGAAGATTATGCGAGATGGTGTCCGTAATAGTTTGTGTTTGGCGCTAATGCCGACTGCTTCTACTTCCCAGATTTTGGGGAACAACGAGTGTTTTGAAGCATTTACAAGTAATTATTATTCAAGAGGTACAATTGCCGGAGAATTCACTGTAATTAATAAGCATTTAGTAAAAGATTTGAGTGATTTGGGATTATGGAGCAGAGAAATGAAGGATAAGATTTTGTATTTCAATGGAAGTATTCAACCTATTGCGGAAATTCCTGATGATATTAAGGCGCTTTATAAAACTGTATGGGAAATTAAACAGAAAGTTGTTATTGATCAAAGTATTGATAGAGCTGCATTTGTATGTCAAACTCAGAGTTTAAATTTGCATTTTGAAGAGCCTAGTCACAAGACTTTATCAGGAGCATTATTTTATGCGTGGAATAGAGGTGCAAAGACGGGATCATATTATATCAGAACTAGACCTAAGACAAAGGCTCAGCAATTTACATTGGATCCAGAGAAAATGAAACAAGTAATTGAAGAAAATAAAAAGAAAGAAGAGGCTAATAAAGTGGAAGTATGTGAGATGTGCTCCTCATAACAAGCTTTTTAAGCGCCGGTCCAAAGGACCGGCTAAAAACCTTGGATAAAAAACATGGATAGGAAAAAATTACCTAAAAACCTTAAATAAAAAATACAGATATATACAGATTTTTACACACAAATTTATATATATGAATTTTATAATATATTTTTTGGCTCTAAAAAGATATTTTTAGGTTATTTGTAAATCATTTTAAATCTTTTCCAAATACTCTCTTTTTTGGGTGGAGGCCATTCGCTTCCACACATTACGATAGGTTTAGTGATTTTGATGTATTTATCAAGCATTTTTATTATTATACATTTTATTTTTAAATTATTTATAAATCAATTTTTTGCAAAGCAAAAAACTGAACTTTGTTCCTCGTGCACTTTTTTGCAAAGCAAAAAACTGAACTTTGTTCCTCGTGCACTTTTTTGCAAAGCAAAAAACTGAACTTTGTTCCTCGTGCACTTTTTTGCAAAGCAAAAAACTGAACTTTAATTTTCCAGAACAATTCATTGCAGAATTGGAAGATAATAAAGAGGTATGTTCATATAATTCAGGTAAATGGGATTTTAAGGTTGATAAAGATAAAATAACAATAACCAAATATGATTTTAATAGTTTTATTATCAAAATTGAATTGAAGAGAACATCTGGTATAATGAATGACATATTAAATTTAATGAAAAATATAAAGAAAAATATGATAGCTATAATGAATAACAATGCAATTAAATATATAAGATCATATGATCGTTTTTCCGGGAACGATAAAGTAGAACTTGCCATAGAATTAAACGAATTTAATGAATTTAAGTATGCTTGTCCAGAATACAAAGAGCTCTATGCCGAATTAAAGCAAGAAAAATATGGTAGCGATGGTGAAAGTGATAGTGAATCATAATGCAATCAATTTTGGGAAAATATAAAGAGCTCTACGCTGACTTAAAACAAAAAAAATAAAAAGATATATTATGTTAAAATATATTGTAGAAAAATTATATCCGAATTATTATCAAAATAAATATAATGTCTATGTATTTGACCTAGATAACACTATCACTAATAAACATACCGGTGGTCATTATCAGAAAGGAACATATAAAAGATTTATAACTGATGAAATGTTATTTGGTGTAAAAGATGTGTTTAAAAAAATAAAAGAGTCTAATGGAATGATTTATATTAATTCGCGTGGAATCGCCAGTAATGTGTATAATTTTCTGAGTGATACTGGTTTATTTCCTTTTATAACTGGTGTATATGCAGCCAATTACGATGGTAAAAAATACAGTCATAATGGTGTTGTAACGGAATTTAAGTTAGAACATAATCGATGGCCAGAAATTAAAAGCATATATTTGAATAAAATAGTTCAAAAAGAGGGCGTTAGCAAGGATAATATATATTATTTCGATGATACCAAGGCCAATATATATTATGCAAAACATATGGGTTTTGATAATTCATATATAGTGAATTCAAACAAATTTCCAGATACAAGCGATAAATATAATTTAGTAAATATTCTCCAAACACTTCTAAAATGATATTTCCTCGTACACTTTTTTGTTTTACAAAAAAACTGAACAAAAAATATTTAATTAATTATTTTCAATTAATTAAATAAAAAGTTCGTTCTTGTTCAAAACATGGATGCTACAAACGACCCAAAGGCAGTTATGCCAGAGGTAACAAAATCATCAACGAAGGCAGTGCCTGAAGTTGGAACAACACCTGAAGCAACTGCGCAAGCGGTTGCACCTGAAGCCTCGAAGGTGGTACTTGAAGTCGGAACAATACCCGAAGCCCCAAAGGTGGCACCCAGTGCTGTTCAACTTGTAGCGATGAAAGAAATAGAGCAAGCAGCTCCACCACAAGGTGCTCCGCCTAGCAAAAGATTGAAAATCATCACTCTACCGAATGGAGATATGATCACAATTCATGATAGTGATCGATACAATACAATTGTTCAGAAACTCAAACATTTCATTGAAAATATGACAAAGAAATATGATTCGCTTCATTGTGTCAATTTGGTTCATCCAAGCATTATTGATGTGAATACTCTTGCGCCGAATCTGTATGTTGATGCAAAAGGAACTTATTCGACATGGTACAAAAATACTAGGAATTATGATAAGTTGTTCGGTAATTATTTCGATGGTCATCAATATGATTTGACTTTGTCATTTATTTGGCAGTATATTATGGGAACTGAAATGAAAAAGTGTATTTTCGAAATCGTGTCGAAATATGATTCGAAAACTGCGATTTCATTAAATGTCAATTACGATACGCAAAAAATGCTCAAATTCGATATTTTCCTTCGATTCATGATTGATATTGTTGGTAACAAAGGCAATTTCGATGAAAATCGGCAGAAATTCGCATGGATCAGATCAAATATTTTTAATGAGAATAACGATGTTGTCGAAAAAGTAATTGAAAAACCCAAAGAGCCCACTAAGCCTGCCAAGCGCAAGCTTGATGAGAAGTATTGTAAGGGGCTTGACGATATTGCAGATTCAAAATCTTCTGTGAAACCTGTTGCAAAAACTTTTACAAAAGCTCAAAAGAAGGAACATTGTCATAAGATTAAAATGTGTAAATATTGGTTGAGTGGCAATTGTAAAAGTGGTGACGAATGTACATATGCTCATGGTGATCATGAATTGAAGGATTATTCAAGTGAAAAGAAGACCCGGCACTCTAAACCGAAACATGTGAAACATACGGAACATGTAGAGCATGCAGAGCATTATCCTCCATCATATCCTCCTCCGCCATATGGTTATTACTACTCGTACGGTTATCCGCACCCATATCATGATCCATACCATCGTCGGTAATTTTTTGTTTTGCAGAAAAACTGATGAATATTTTATAAAATACGTAAATTCACAATATAAATAAAAAATGAGTGACATCATTTATGCATGGAAAATCATGTCATGGGAAATCCTACCCCTATTTTAATTTGTTATAAAACACGACATATTGTTATAATCCATTATTCATATTTTTTGATCAAATATAAAACAAACAATTGTCTTTTTTCTACAATATTCTTGGCACATAGGGTAACCTATACGGCATCAAGCCTTAATGAAAATTATCTTATGGTCGTGTTCAATGTATCTATCATTTGAATAAATGCGACATATCTCGTCGTAT